CGTGAGACCCTGATTACCGCCCAGCGTCTGCTGCTGGACACCGGTAACCTCACCACCTTCCACCAATCGATCGGCAGCCTGACTCTGCTCGACGACTATCGTCGTTGGCGCGACCGGGTGTTCATCAATGAACTCCTGAAGGCTGTTTCTAAGGGTCAGTCTTCTGACACCCAAGGCGGTTACTACTTCCCTGGTGACCTGGCCACTGGTGCTCTGACCTACACCAACGCCGAGCAAGCTAAGTTCGACGTTAAGGATGACCTGCTGCGCGTGGTGAAGAGCCTGCGTAAGCGGAACACCCCCACCTTCCAGGACGGTTTCTATCGCTGCGTTTGCGATCCGACCTTCCTGATGCACCTGCGTCAGAACAGTGACTTCCGTGAAGTTGCTCGTTATCCTGGCAATGGTCAAATCAACCCCCTCATGTCCGGGATGCAGCCCAACGCTGCCCTGTACATGGGTCAAGGCTTTGGCCAAGCCACCTTTGTGGCCGGCGAGCCGATCATGCCCACGGGCTTTGTGTTTGAAGGCGTGCGCTTCTTCGAAAGCACCAACATGCCTACTCAAACTCAAAACGCGACCATCGCGTCTACCGCCGCTTCCTACAACGCAGCAGTCGGTATCTTCTTTGGTCCTCAGGCCGTTGGTGTCGGCATCGGTGGCAACAATGCCCAGGTGCTGCTCAACAACAACGACGACTTCAGCCGTTTCATCATGATGATTTGGAGCCTGTACGCAGGTTTCGAACTTCTGAACGCTGATTTCGTCACCGTTGGTTACTCTTTCGACGCTTGAGGAGGTAACTAACAATGACGATCAACCCTAACCAGATCTCGGTTGCCAAGATTTATCCTGGTAACTACACCAACGTTCTTCGTTACTGGCACGAAGAAAAAACCATGCAGTTCGAGAACGCCAACGGCGTTCAGACGAGCTACACCAACCAACCCGTTGGTGGCCCCGTGGGCGTGGTGTTCCGTCCCGGTTGGATTGCTCAGCAAGCCATCGGTTACGTTGACCTGAGCTATCAGGCACTTGGTACCAACAACCAGCTGGATTACTACACCCAGCCTTATGGTTCTGGTCAAAACGCTGCTAATCAGCCTTTCCTGAATGCCAGCGTAATCATCCCGTCTCCCGACTACCACAAGGATGTTCGGGCAGACATCACCAACGGTATCACTGCACCTTCTGGTGCCTTTGTGTACCGCACCTCGCTCCGTGTCGACGGTGGCGATGTGGTTAGCTCTGGTGTTGCAGGTGGTTCTGCTTCTCCTCAGCTGACTCTGATCCCTGCGGTTGGCCAAGGTCTCCGCAACAACACCACTGTGGTGTCGGGTCAGTTCGGTACCTCTATTACCGGTTCCAACAGCCGTATTGCCAACGGCAGCGTTGCTTCTACGAACATCATCAACAGCAGCAGCCTGTCTGCTCTGACTGCTGCTACTCAGTGGAGGCTCTTCACCACTACCAATCTTGGTGGCGTTGCTGCTTCTGGTCTGGCACAAGGTTCGGGTATCTATGATCCCCGCGCTGGTGCTGGCAAGCTGTCCGGCAAAGACAAGGCACTCGCTATTTGCGAAGTGTGCTGGATTGTTCCCGATGCTCCCCCGGAGCGTGCAGACCTGGCTCTGCAGCCCGGCGGCATTGTGGAATCCACCGCTTACACCTCGACTTCGCCTTCCTGATAGAATCAGGACGCGAGCAAAGGGACTTAACCCCTCCTTCGGGAGGGGTTTTTTATTGGTTTCCTGTTCTTAAGTAATTTTTTACAGTATTTAGTATTTTCCGCTGTCAGAGTTAATAGTGCGTACCATATTTATCCAGTTTTATGGACGATCGGGAGCTTTCAGACCTTAAATTAGAGCGCAAAGAGTGCTCTAGATGTGGCGCCACTTGGCTTAACGGCGTTCATCACTGGCGAACAGGATACAAAGGTAATGAGTTAGATCTTGCGGGCCTCGTTTGTAACCGAGTTAACGATCCGAGCTGCGTAAACCCTAAAAAAGGCTGCACTGGAGGGGATACTTGGGAGAAAAGAGCCGAGTTTTTAGGAAATTTTGAGCGTGAGCTGAAGCGCATGAGAGAAGATTGAGGTATTTTGGTCTAAACTTCTGTCCACATACTGACTTTTTCAGATGTCCGCCAAAGTCTATAAGCCCAGTGGGGTCAAAATCGACGTAATTTCTACTCACGACGATGGTGAGTACTTTATGGTTCGGTCTAGCACCACGGGTAAGGTGTTTTTTGCCCATAAAGATCAAGTAGACGAGTTTAAAGAGGATTTAGAGCCAAAAACCGCTTCAAACACGGTTCAGCTACGCCGTGGCCGTCGTTCTGTGAAAAAAGATGAGGTCGAAGTAACTGTTGTTAAGCCTTTACCTCCCACTGACAACCGGATTAATTTAAATAATCTGACTCCTGAAGGTTTGACTCAGTGTTTACCTGGCGTTGGCCTTAAAACTGCCAAAGAAATTGTTGAGCTACGGCAATCTCTGCCTGGTGAGCGTTTTACAAAGCTCGAACAGCTTGAAAGCATCAAGCGAGTCGAATGGAGCGAAGTTTTTGCTACTGGAGTTGTGTACGTAGAATAAAGAAAGATAAGAGTTTTAGACCGTGGCGCAGCTGAGTCAAAACGAGTTAGAGCAGATCCAAAGTTATCTTGCTCAGCAGGGTGTCACGTTTAATGCGACTAGCACAGACGCAACTAAGCGCGAAGTAATTTATGCTGCAGTTAATCAACTAACACGTAACCCTGCGCAAACGTTTGGTTACCGTGTTGATGACTTTAACTTTAGTCGTATTGCCTACCACTTAGGTTATAACATTGCTACGGTTCCTGCTGGTGACTATGCACGTCTCTTAGAGGCGTGCAATAGCATTCCCAGTGAGTTTTACTTTGACAAAATTGTTGCTCAAGTAGAACGCTGTGAAGAAGCAGAGCGTTTGACTGAATTAGCTGCTGGTCGGGCCACGAGTCGTCAAGAAACCATTCTTGGTGACGTGTCTCGTTCAATCTCAATTCAAGACAAACGCGAGACTGCCAGAATCTGGCGCGAAAACTATCTGTATGAGTGTGGCCGCTTAGCCGAAATGCTTTACGTTCCGAACTATAAAGACCCCGTGGCCTCTAGGTATCGATTCGAGCGGAGCGGCGGTGAATTTATTCAAGCCATACCTGGTCCGCCAGATGTTTCTCGTTCTGATCGCCTCTACTTTTATGCGAATTGGAGATAGACTGTCTCTATTGATCTCGCGTTAGTTACAGATGCAGTCGGGCATTCGCGGAGGATTCGGTGTCCTTAGGAATTTAATTCAGCGTGCTGGTGGAGCCAAGCAAGCTCGTCAGTTAATGGAAGCCGTTCGGCAGACGCTTCCTGCAGCGGAGATGACCGGCGTCCGTGGAATTAGTGAACCTGTACGGCGTGCAGCTGTACAAGCTGGTTTAGTAGACGAGCTTACTGCGTTTCCTTCTGCTGTTTCTCGTCAGGGAGGCAATGTCGGCCTGATGGGCACGCGGAATGTGCCGACTTCTCGTCAGCTTGGCCAGGCCCCTGTTCCTGAATTCGGTCCTGGCTCTCGTACTCCTCAGCCTCCCGCTGGATCCCGTCCCGTAAACACTCTTATTCCTCAATCTCCACAAGGGCCACGCCAGCGCGGAGGTGCCTTAGCTCAGACTGCTCAAGATAATATTCCTTCCCCTGCTGCGCGTACACAGTTTACGGAAGATTTAATCAGTCAGCCTGTCCCGATGGGTCCTGCTCGCGCCCCGATGCAGGGTCCTTCGATGACTGGAAATCCTGTTCAAGGTCAACTGGACCTGCGCTTCCCTGCGGGATCACGGTCGGTGGCTGAGTTCACGACCACCCGTGGCGCCATTCGTCCTGAAGGCACCAATATTGCAGGACAACCTTATCGCGGCGCTCCAGTTGCGAGTGAACGAAACCTCGAAACTATCCGCGCTTCTATGGCTCCTCGCGCCGCTGACGTTGCGGAAGAAATTGTTACCCGAGCTCCTCAGGGTCAACAGTCGCTTTTCATCGATAACGTTCCCGACATTTGGTCTGGCGGCTACCGTATTCGACCAGAACTGGCTCGTCAGCTTCCTCGCGAGGTACAAGAGCGCATCGGTACTGTGATGATGCGTGAAGCTGCTGATCTTGGTCCTGTTGCCCCACGTCCGGCTTTTGGTCCTGACGCCGGTCCCTCCCCGGTGGATCCCGCAGTAGCTGCCGCGTTTGCGCGTAATGCAGCAAGTGGTGCCGAACTCGTGGATCTAAGTGCTCTCATGAGTAACCCTGCTTTCCGTGCAGCCACTGGTTTAGCTGGGGTTGGTCTGTTTGGCGCTGGTGTTGCTGGGATGATGAGTGGCAATCGTACAGGTGAGACTACTGCAGGAGGTCCACCTAGCTTGCCTCTGACTCAGGCACCGACCGCTCCTATCTTTACTGAAGCGGACGGCAGTCCCTTGGGAGCCGTGGATCCCGCCGCTGTGCTGCCTCCGGCCCGAGGCAATATTGATCCTTCTGTTGCAGCGCCAACAGTAACCACAGGTAACTTGCAGCAAGCAAGTTCGATGCGCGAGCAGCTCGCTCAATCCGCCCCCGGAGCGGCTGCCGTACTCCGAGCTGTGGAACCGATGGGTCCCGAGAAATACCGCAGCATTGAAGAATATGCAGCTGCGCGGAAAGCTTATGCAGAAGCTAAGCCCGAGATCCAACAGCTAATGAAGTATATGGAAGGTCAAAGCCCTTCTATTGGAGGTGGCCTAGCTATGTGGGCTTCTTCCAATCCCGTTCTTGCCTATCGTTTCCAAGAACGTCAATTAGCCAACCCAGCTGCTAATCAACAAAGTGCAGAAGCAGTTACTACTACAACTGTGACCGCTCCCATCGGATCCGAGGTATCTGCCGCCGCTGTGGGTAACGCCGCTTCTGTCGCAGACGCTGCCTTGAACCCTTCGCAAGGTGCTTTCGATATGGTTGACGTTACGTCTCCACAAGTTCAACCTCACCTGCAACGAGTACAGGAGTTCATCCGGCAACAAGCGCCTCGTTCTGCAATGTACGCTGGCTATTGATAGTAAAATAGTTACACGACTTGAAGCACGCAGAGTAAGCGTATGAACAGCCCTTCTATGTCACCCAGGAGTTTCGCTTACTCTGGAGGGGAACGTGTTCCCTACATGTTCCCCCAGCAAGCTGAGACTGGCTTCTCTAGTCAGGGTATTACTCAGGATCCTCGCGAGGTTCCCTCCTACGGGGTGTCGATGGAGTCTGCTCCGCGAGGTTCTGGTGGTGGATTTCTTAAAGCTATTAACGATGTCGCTGGGATGTTGCTCCCTATCGTGGGAATAGCTCAAAGCTTTAAAGCCGGATACCAAGGTTTACCTCTCCCTGGTCGCAACCCTAACGATGCTCGAATGGGTGGAGATCGGTTTATTTTTCAGGTTTATCAAGATATGCTTGCTCGAAACGAACGAGAAGCTGAGCGAGCTCGCCAAGAACGTGAGGCTGCTAATCAACGAGATTTAGAGCGTCAGATTATTCTTGAAGGCGTTCGCTCGGATAAAATACCTTTTGAAGAAGCTCTTAAAGCTTTAAAGACCGGACAATTTGATTTCGGTGCTCCTGCTGCGCCTGAGCAGCTCCCATCTCAGGCTCCCGCCACGTCGGCACGTTAACCCACTCACTGAGCTCACAGAGCACATTATCTATGGCGAGCACCAGCACAAACAAACAACCGCTAATGGTGGATCGCCCCTTTTTTAGGGGCGCAAAGATTAATAGCGGGACAACCGTGATTGCCGATGCCAGTAATCCTGACTTTTCGGACTTAATCCAACTTGTCCGCGTAGGAGACATTCCTTCTGAGGACGGTGCCCTCGTAGAGGATATTTTTGTCGTATCTGCTGAGGGTTATCCAAATAGAGGTGGGGTACGTAGTGCCGCTTTCGGTGTTTATGTGTATGCACCGAACCAGGCTGCTCCCTCTACTTCTGTTCCCCTCTTAGTTGGCAAATTCGAAATCGGCCTTTCGGGAGACACTGAAGGGGTAATTCAGCGAGTTGAGCTGCCTGCCACGGTGGCCCCCACCCCACAAACAGGCGACACCAGTCTGGTCTATCCGATCGAACGTGGCAAATCCGAAGCCATGTACCTTGAAAAAGGTTACATTTTGTGTATCGGGTATTTAGGTAATGGCCCCGCCGCAGTTTCTGGTGGATTAAGTCCGAAAAGTCAGGATTACTGGCATCGGCAATCACGGTTGTCCCGCTATTAATCTTTGCGCCCCT